GTGGTCGCCACCCTGACCATCCCGCCCGGCCAGCCACCGGCCCAGAATCTGTTCATCAAGATCATCGCGGTCGACAACAGCGGCAACAAGTCCAACCCCAGCGTGTCGGCCGGTGCCACGGCTACGCTGTGGAGCAACGCCTACATCAGTGACCTGAGTGTCAGCAAGTTGACCGCCGGTACGATCACGGCGTCGGTCATCCTGGGTGCCCAGATCGGGACGGCGTTGTCCGGCCAGCGGGTCGCCATGGACTCCACCGGGCTGCATGCCTACGACGCCAACGGCAACAAGATCTTCGACGTGAGCAGCTCCACCCCGGTCCTGGTGCTGGGCAAGAACGGCACCTCCGGCTCGTCGATCACCCTGGACACGTCCAAGTCCAACCCGGTCATCTCCATGAGCGACGGGGTCAACACCCCGGGCAACATCACCTACGCCGGTAACGCCACCTACGGCAGCGTGGGCATGGAGGTGAACAGCGGGTCGTACACTCCCACCAACCCGGTGTCCACCAGCTCGAACGCCCAGCTGGCCGTAGTCGGAGACGGCGGCACCACTGCGCTGCAGATCGTCGATGTCACCACCCGGGTTCCGTACTCGGCGGTCACCGTGGCCAGCGACCAGGTCCGCATGGTGGTCAGCGACCTGCTGGGCAACACGGTGGGCGCACTGCGGGTCGGCGACGACGGCAACTTCTACGGTACCGGCAACTTTATCGACTTCTTTGCCCTGTCCGGCACCGACCTATGGTTCAGCGGCCAGACCGGCGGGTTGGCCGGATTCAGCGGTACCGCCATCACCTACGGCGTGACCATGGCCGGAGTCATCCAGCCGGTCCCGGGGGTATTGGACACCACGGGCGGCACGGCCACCCGGGGGTGCTACCTGAGCGCTTCGTCCAGTACCGGATTCACGATATCCTGGGGAACCACGACGGTCAGCCGGTGCCAGTGGTGGGCGCCCAGGTGGGGCAACTAGGAGAGCCATGAATGACAAGACCATGGTCCTGATCCAGGACGTACAGCACGACCCGGTGTCGCGCTGCTGGAGGATCGCCCAGCTGATCACCGCGCCGGACGGCGCCTCTCACCGGATCCTGCACCAGATCCCGGACTACGCTGCCGTCAACCGGGCGGCCGAGTACGATCTCGACCCCCAGGACAGCAGGCTGCTGATCGACTGGATGCTGCACGAGCGGTTCGCCCCGCAGGACGACCAATCCCTGCTGTGCCCGTACCTGAATCATCCAGGGGTGGCGTGGGACCGCCACCGGTCCAGGCTGGTGGAGATCAAGTCACGCATAGAGATCGCCGACCCCGGCGGGCACCTGGAGCGGATCCACTCGGTCCACCGGCCCGGCCAGGCGGAGATCCTGGCCGCCCGGTCTCGGGTCGCCGCCGTACGCGCCCAGGTGGCCCACGTCGCCGGAAGGACAGGATCCAGGTGAGCGACTCTCTCAGCCCCAATATCGGCCTGCTGATCGCGGACCCGAACGATGTGGTCACCTACACCACCCACATCGGCAACAACTTTACCCGGACAGACACCTTCCTGGGCATGGTCGACTGCCTTTCCACCTCCCGGCCCACCACCACGTTCAAGGGTCAGGGAATTTACGAGGAGGACAGCAAGCGCTACGCCCAGAACCTGGGCACCAGCGCCTCCCCCAACTGGGTCTACATGAGCCACCAGGCCATGACCGGTACGGCCGCCTCCCGGCCCACCTCCGGGTTGACGGCCGGTGAGCTAATGTACGAGACCGACACCCACATCACTCGGTCCCGGGGCGCGGCGGCCTGGAACCCGGTACTGGCCACCTTCTCGTCCGGGTCGCTGCCCGCCAGTGCCACCTCCCTTCAGGGCGACTTCGCGTACGCCAGCGACAAGCAGGCCACGGCTGCGTTCAACGGCACCAGCTGGTTCTACACCAGCCCCGTCATCTGCACCAGCAGCACCCACCCGTCGTCCAACGTGCAGGACGGCACCCAGATATTCGAGACCGACACCAACCTGTTCGCCAACAGCAACGGGGCAGGCGGCTGGCTGTACCCGGTCCAGCAGGCCGCCCTGACCCAGGTCCTGGGGTCCACCACGGCCTCGGTGACCTTCTCGGGCCTCCCCGCCGTGTCTCGAATAATGCTGGCCTGGCGAGTCCGCTCCAGCGCGTCTGGTGGTGTGTTCGTCCAGATGCAGATCGACGGCAACACCGGCAGCGTGTACCTGTGGAATAAGAACTCCGCGTCCGCCGGTACGGCGTCGAACGCGCACTCCGGCGCCCTGGTCACCGCCATCAACATCGGAGTATCAGACGGCAACACGGCCAGCTACTTCGGCAACGGATACACCGTCATCGACGGATGGGGCAGCGCCACCGGATTCGCGTCCTGCTGCGGGTCGTTCACCAACTTCGCCACCACGACGGCCGACGATATCGGTAACGCCGGAGGCCTGTACACCGGGGCGGTCGGCCCGCACACCTCTGTCAAGATGTTCCTGTCGGCCAACTCCTTCGTATCCGGCTCCCAGTTCAGCGTGTACGTCATCCCCTGAGGTAGAATACCCCTATGGCGAGAAACGAAGAGGATCGACCGGTCCACCTGGTTATCGACGTGTCCAAGAACACCAGCACCGAGGTGCCGGTGACCGACGAGGAGTGGGACGAGTTGGAGCGGGCCGGGCAGGAGAACCTGGCCGCCCAACAGGCGGCTGCGGCCGACGACGACGCCCTGCGCGCGGCGGTCCAGGGTCACCCCGACCCGGTGGTGCAGGCCCTGGCCAGGCGGGCGGGCCTGGTATGAGTGTATTGACAGCCAACGCCGACGAGGTGTGCCGCCGGTATGAGGCGCAGATATCCTCCCTGAACCGGCAGGTGACCATCCAGGAGGTGGTCATCGAGGAGCTGCGCGAGGAGAACGCCCGCCTGCGCGGTCAGCTGGCCCTGCCGTCGGCGGCGCCGCCCGAGCCCCCGACGGCCACCCCCTGACACGAACCGGCCCGGTCTTCCCCCACGCCGAGGACCAGGCCGGTTCGTGTCTCAGTATTCAGTCGGAACCGGTGGGGGTGGCGGCGGGCGCCGCGAACATGGCGGCCTTCATGGCCTCCATCTGGGCGCGCAGCTCGGCGTTGTCCCGGGTCAACGCGTCCAATGCCGCTTCCAGGGTGGCGTTCTCGTACACCAGGGTACTGACCAGTTTGGAATTCTTCTGCTGGAGCAGCTCGGCCACCACGCCGGGGTCCAGCTGGACCTGCAGGGGCTGCGGTTGCTCCGCCTGGGTCGGCTTGGTTTCAGTCTCGGTCGTCACGAGGTCTGCTCCTTGGCGATGCGTCGGTACCTGTCGAGGATGTCGGTCTTGTGCACCTCGTCACGCTGCGGACTGAAGGTGTAGTGTGATACCAGGGCGTCGCCGACGATGTTGTTGATCTTGCCGACGATGGCGGGCCGGTGGACCGTGATCCAGTGCTCCTCCTCCGGGAAGTCGAGCACCCCTGGTGTCGGCAGGGTCATGAAGTCCTGGCCGTCGATCACGTGGCACGACACGCTGAACTGCTGGCGCGGCGCGAGCGGGTAGTCCTGATACAAGTAGGCTTTCTCCGGTTCGCCGTCCTCGATCCACCCTAGCAGCAGGTTGTGGATCTTGACGGCGAACAGGCCGTCGGCCCAGCCGACCGGGTCCATGCAGAACGGCTGCTGGACGATGCCGTACTCCTTGGGGATCACGCCCGCCTGCTGCATGTACCAGCTGACGATGGCATTGTTCCACATCAGGGCGAAGCTGGCCAGGGTGCCCGGCTGCAGCAGCTTGGACCGCACCGTGTTCTCGACAGCGTCCTGGTGCACGTACACGATGTCGTCATCGAACCGGAAGAACACCGCGTCCGGATCGGTCATGTACCGGTAGGCGTACCCGGTGTTGCGCTGCTTGGGACGCTGGCGCGGCAGTCCCGCCGGACGCTCCAGGATCCGTATCCACTTGTGGGTCTGGGCCAGCCGGTACGCGTAGACCAGGTCGGACACCTGGCCGTCGTCCGTGTTCAGGTACAGCCACCACTCGTCGACCAGGCCGCGCTCATGGTCTCGGCGCAGGTACTCCAGCAGGATCGACACCGTGGTCTCCCGCCCGTACGGAGTCCAGGCGACGACCTTCTTGCCACCGATCACAGTGTGAACCCCTTGATTCTACCGAACAGTACGGACTCCCACAGGTGGGCGTACTTCTCGACGGTGTGTTCGGCCGCCTGCTGGCGGGCCGCCTCGCCCATCTCCTCGCGCATGTCCGCGTCCGAGATCAGCATTCTGATATACTCGTGCCAGTCGGCTTCGGTCCTGGCGATGAACCCTGTGACCCCGTGCCGGACGAACTGCACATAAGGGTCCGTATCTGAACAGATGATCGGGATTCCCAGGAACGCGGCCTCCAGGGCCTTGGTGGGGAACTTGGCGCCGTTGTACACGGTGTGCCGGTACGGCGCCACCCACACGTCGAACTCGATGGCCTCCAGGTACCGTTCGGTCTGCACCCACGACGTATGGCGCATGCCGGGTACGGTCAGCCGGGACCGGCGCATGTGCGCGTAAGGTATGCCGACCGTCTGCGCCACCCCCCCGTATTCCGATACCCTACTGAACGCGGACCACGCGATCGGCAGTTCGGGCAGGGTCGAGGACGATCCGACCCAGCCGACGACAGGCTTGGGGTTATCCGGACGGGGGCGCGACAGCAGCGATTCGGGCAGCCCGTTCGGGATGACCACCACACGGCTGCTGACCGAGCGGAACAGCTCGGCCAGCCGCTCGGTGGCCACGGTCACCACGCTGGCCGTGTAAGAGTTGCCCATCAGCCGGGCTCGCACGGTCCGGCGTGCGTACTCCTGGTAGGCCAGATAGTTGGACGGATCCATGTGGAAGTAGTCGTCGTCCGCGTCGAACACCGTGCGCCGCCGCTGGTCGAAACACCAGCGGGCCCACTGGGTCGTCGCTCCGTGGTTGTGCACCCGCTGGCCGACGACAGGCAGCGTGTCGTCGGCCAACTGCTCGTCGGTCATCTCCATGGACACCGAGATCTCGTGCCCCCGGTCGCGCAGGGCCTGCGCGGGCAGCTGGCACCTGTACCAGGCGCAGCCTCCCTCGTCGGCGGCCCAGAAGAAGGCCTTCACCGGGTCTTCAGCTCCCGCAGGTACTCGGGCAGCCAGTTGTCCGCGTACCACTTGGCCGTGTCGGCGATGCCGGTCTCCAGGGGGATCAGCTCCGCCGAGTCCATGCCGATAAGGTGCAAGGTGCTGTTGTCGGCGGTCACCCGGGCGTTCGGCGTCTCCCCCGGACGCATCGGCAGGTTGACGATCGCCGGTTCCGGCTGGGAGAATCCCAGGTCCGTGGCCGCCCGCTGGACCTGCTGCGCCACGTACCGCACGGCCGTGTGATCGGACGGGCCGATCTCGACCACCTCGGGCACCACCCCGCCCGACGCCGCGTGCTCCAGCGACTTGACCAGCGCCCTGGCCACGTCGGCGACGTGGACGCAGTCGGACACCTGCATCCCATCGCCATAGACCTCAATCGGGGACCCGGTCAGGGATCGTCCGATGAACGCGGGCATGATCTTGCGGACCTTGCCCGGACCGTACGGCGCCGCCATCAGCTGGCGCGGCCCGTAGGCGTTGACCACCCGCACCTGGTTGATCCTGGTGCCCCGGTCGCGCCGGTACATGTGTCCGAGCGACTCGACACACGTCTTGGACGCCGAGTAGGGGTTGGACATTCCGGCGTTGCCGACGCAGATATTGACCATCGGAAGCCGGTACTGGGTCGCCGCCTCCATCACGTTCATCCCGGCGACCACGTTGGTCATCACGGCCGGACGCGGGTTGAACACGGTCTCCTGGGTCCCCAGGACGCTGGCCAGGTGGATGACGCCCTCGACGTGGGCCGCCAGCTCGACCACGGCCGTCTCATCCCGCGCGTCGCCCAACATGACGGGCACCATCAGGTTCTCATTGTGGTGGATCTTCATCCACTTCCTGCCGGAGGGATCGCCGCCGACGGACATGAAGCTGCGGGCTCGGTGGTCGAAGATGACCGGCTCGTGTCCCCGCCGGATCAGCTCGTCGACCACGTGGCCGCCGATGAAACCGGCACCGCCGGTAACGCCCACCTTCATTGGGACTCCAATTCGTCAGAACCTCGGACTGCGGCAAGCCTAGCATGTCCGGTCATCCGTCTACTACTGATCCGATGATACAATGCCGGACATGGCAGCCATCGAGTTCAGTGATCCGCCCGTACAGAGCCGGGCGAACTCCTTGACGACCGAGGACCCCACCAAGAACTCTGAGCGGGACGACCTGATCGAGGCGCTGCGCCAGCATCCCGGACGCTGGGCCGTCGTCAGCAGGCACACCAGCCGTCCGGCCGCGTCCAAGGTCGCCCGCATGCTCCGGCTCAAACATGCCGACTTCAGTTTTCAGGCGGCTCGGAGCGAGGATGGAGGGGTGGTGCACGCCCGGTTCGACGGCGTCCGATGAACACGCATCTGACTGACAGACAGATTAGGAGGGGTTCAGCTGTCTGCCGCCACCATAGTGCTGAGCTGGCCGTTGCCGACCGTGGGGCTGGGGTCCCTCGTCGTCGGCATAGTGGCCGCCGTTCTCAGAGGAAAGTTACAGACCAAGGGACAGGTGGACGCCGTCCGCCAGGACTACCGAGATCAGATCAAGTCCCTTCGGGAGGACCACCAGGCCCAGCTGGCCGGTCAGGCCGAGGATCACAGGCGACGCGAGGACCAGTTGGTCGCTCAGGGCGACGCCTGGAAGGCCGCCTATTTCAGCGAGACACAGGTCAGCAGCCTGTCGCGGCAACAGCTGGCCCAGCTGTTCGAGCTGGCCAGGATGACCGAGGTCACCATGCGCAAAGCCATTGAAGCTCAACCACCTGAGAGGTCCGGCAATGCAGCAGATCAGTGAGTTGCAGATGGCCCTGCGGGCGGGCCACAGGTCGCAGCAGCGCGCCACGGCGGTCCGCAACCGGGCGCCGGAGGTCAACCGGGTGGTCCAGTCCCTGCGCGAGATGGGGGCAGTCCTGGGACTGTGCGACCCGCCCGACGAGAAGGAGGACACCGAATCGTGATCGCCGGAGCGGTACGCATCGGCTACGACGCCTCGTCCCCGCCGCCGGACCCGCACCTGGACGTATGCGGGTTCTACATCGGTGGCGACACCCCGCACGTGTGGACCGACGCGGAGATCGCGGGCCAGTCGGCGCGCTGGCGTCTGCCGATCTACGTATGCGACAACCCCGCCCGTCGCGACCCTGTCTCGGACGCCGGGGACGCGGTCGGCTGGATGCGCGCCCACCACGTCCCGGCGGGCTGTGCGCTGGCTCTCGACTACGAGATGGCCAAGGACGCGACCTATCTCGAACAGTTCGACAGCGTGGTGCGCGCCGCCGGGTGGACTGTGCTGCTGTACGGGTCACAGTCCACCGTCGAGCAGAACCCGCGCCCGTCGGCCGGTTATTGGACCGCATCTTGGACCCAGGCGCCGCACCTGGACTCCGGCGCCGCCATGACCCAGTACGCCAGCGACGCCCAGCTCGGCCGCCCGTACGACCTGTCCGTGGTCTCCGACAGCCTGGTGCTGTGGGACACCCGGCCGCCCGCCCCCGCACCGACTCCATCGGGAGACAATATGCCCGCCTTCCAGACCGGCCCGGTCGACTCCGGATTCTACGAGGACCAGTCCGGCACCGTGTTCCCCAGCAACACCACCGAGCTGTGCGTGCCGCCCGCGAATGGCGGCGCGGCCGGGTGGGGTAACGCCTGGCTGTCGCTGGGCTGCGACTTCGCCCCGGTGCAGCTGCGCATCGCGGTCAAGTCCGACGGCCAGGCGGGATGGTCGGTCAGCCTGCACACGATCCGGCCGACCGACGACCGGCTGTCCATCCCGTTGCCCACCAACGTGGGCAAGATCTCCATCGGCCGGGTGGCTCAGTCTCCCTCCGACAGCCCGGCCACCCCCTGCGCCTGGCTGCTGGAGTACCGGGCCGTATAAACCCGGATATGGAGTAGACAGGCTGTCAAGTCCGGTGGTACAGTAGTGGCATGGATACTCCGGCAGAGACCAACGGCGGGTTCGAGGAGAAGGTGGGCGTGGACTTCACGACCGCCTCCCGCTACCGCAACGGCGACCGGGTTCCGTCCACTCGGACCGCCCAGAAGATCGCCGACGCCTACGGCCTGGATGTGGCAGAGATGCTGCGGGCCATAGCGGGCGGGCGCGAAGAGTTCGGCTACTACATCCGTACCCGTGTGTTCGGACCCGAGGACATCGACCAGGATCGGTGGCAGGCCGAGCTGGCGGCCCGGGACGAACGCGCGTCCAAGAAGGGATCTCGGGCAGCGGCATGACCGAAGAGATGAAGGATCTGGAGGCCGTCCGGAACGACTTCGTGCGGCAAGTCAGCGACCGATCGGTGTTCGAGGAGCTACGCCCGTACCGGCAGTGGCGCCACCTGCCCTCCGGCATGATCGTCGAGGCCGGGTCGGTCTACGGCGAGCTGCATATCAAGTCGTGGTCTCCGGAGCACGGCAAGCACAGCCCTACTCTGGACCTGCGCGTTCTCAACGTCAACGCTTGGAGCGCGTACTCCGGGTTCCTCACCCAATTCGACTTGACGGCGGACCTGGACCCGGCCGTCGTCTGATCCCCGAGCCCGCCACTATCCGGATCGACACGCCGGGTAGCGGCGGGCTCGGCCGTCTCCGGTACTTGACAGCCGGGCAATCCTAGTGGTGTACTGGTCGTACAAGGCTTGGTTTCGGGTCGGGAGGGGGCAGAGATGGCGGTCCTACTGAGGGGTCGGGCAGTCAGCGAGAAGGATGTCAAGGAGATCCGGCGCATGGTCAAGGAGGCGCTGGATGTGCACCGCGAGGAGGGCACCCTGGACTCTGCGGCGGCCAAGGGCCTGTCCGCCTATCTGGACGACATCAAGTCGGCCAAGTTGATCAACGTGTCCGTGCCGTTCGTGCCGGACGAGCCCGCCGACGACACCCCGGCGCCGTCCGGCGCGCCCGGCCGGACCGGCGAGCGCCCGGCTGCGGCGGCCAGCATCGACGCCACGCCCAGGCAGTACGAGTTCATCCGCAACCTGCTGCGCGACCGGGACTGGTCCGGGCTGGCGCCGCTGCTGCACGGCACGGCCGCCCGCGTGTTCGGCGGCGGCCAGGTGGACAGGCGGACCGCATCCGACCTGATCGACGCCCTGAAGAAGTGCCCCTGGAAGCGCTCGCGCGACCTGCACGCCGCGCCCGCACCGGTTCCGGCTGCGCCCCGGCGCTCCGAGCCGGTCGGCGAGGGGTTCTACAAGCTGGATGACCTTTACGTCAAGGTCATTCTGAACCAGGATGGCACCCGGACCTACGCCAAGGCGTGGGACGGGTCGTCCTGGGACTACGAGCTTGCGCGCTCGGTGGGCGCCTACCGCAAGCTCACCCCGGCCATGAAGCTGACGCCCGAGCAGGCGTCCGAGTTCGGCCACCTGTACGGCCAGTGCATCTTCAAGGGATGCAGGCTGACCCACGAGATCAGCATCCGGCTCGGATACGGACCGGTCTGCGCCGAGAAGCACGGGATGCCCTGGGGCTGAGCACGACCCATCCGCCGGAGGGCGGCCAGCCCCCCGGCCCTGCCACGTAAGGAACCTGATATGACCGTCAACACCGAGAGCCCGGCCCGTCGCGGCGTGACCGTGGTCCCGCACATTCTTGAAGGCAACGAGGAGTGGCCGGACAGCGTCGCGGTGATGCACCCTAACGGTGCCCTGATGATCTGGCACCTGAGCCAGTACGGCCGACCCGGCACGCTGCCCACCAAGATCTACGCGGCCGGGTCCTGGCGCGACGTGACCCACTACGGCGACTTCATGGCGCCGCCGATGCCTTCCTCCCGGCCCGCCCACGAGGTCGGCGCCGACCAGCAACGGGCGACGGCCGAATTCGTCGAGGAGATGGCGTCCCGAGACCCGCAGGAACTGGAGCGCGATCGGCGCCGAGCCTACACCGACCCGATCGAGGAGCTGTCGCCCGAGCGGCTGGACGACACCAACGGCGACGTGCGCGGCCAGCAGAGCATGGGCGTCATCCCCCGGCCGCAGCGGCCGATCATCAAGTCCGAGCCGGGCGCCCGGCACGGCGTGGAGCCGCCCCCTTTCGACGAGCAGGACGACACCGACGACCGCGCGTCAGTGTTCAGTCGGGCCGTGGGAGGGGTGGCGAAGGCGGCCGGTCGCGTCCGGTCCCGCGCCCGGGACGGCGTCGGCCAGTTCTCAGCCAGCCTGCCCCCGAGTACCTCCTACGGACCGTCCGTCCGGGCACTGGCCCGGCCGACATCGCCCGAATCCTGGTGGGTGTGGGCCGTCCTCCTGTCGGTTTTGCCTGTCGTCTGGATGATCCTGAGCTGACCGCCCCCGTATTGAGATCCATCCCGGTCCACCCCTTCACGTAGATAGGGACAGCTACGATGTCTGCCACCATCACCGCCCCCAAGACCGATGTTCAGGGGCACGCCCCCGGCGTCGCCTACGACGACGGTCCGAACTGGGCCACCCCGTGCGAGTGCGGGCGCAGGTTCACGGCCAAGTCGCCGTCCGCGTCCAAGGCCCGGCACACCGCCCACGCCGAGCAGGAGGCCAAGAAGGCGGCCCGCCAGCCGAAGACCGGCGACCAGCCCGACCCGGAGTCGGAGCAGTCCCCGTCAACCTTCTCGGGACGCATCAAGATCTGCGGGTGCGGCTGCGGCGGGCAGCTGGCGCGGCGCGCTGGCGGAGTGTTCCTGTCCGGACACGACGCCCGGTTCAAGAGCATCCTGGCCAAGGCGCACATGGCCGGGCTGGAGGTCCGCCACCCGAAGTCAGGTGAGATGGACAAGCCGCTGGTCATCGCCGCCTGGCTGGACGACCGGCGCGGCAACGGCAGCACCTTCTGGCAGGACAAGGTGTCGGCCGGAGTCAAGATCACCGAGCCCAAGGCCCCCCGCGTCCGGGTCGAGCGGACGATGACCGACGAGGAGATCGGCCAGCTGAAGGCCCAGCGGCTGATCGACATGCTCGACAACCGCCACCCGGTGTCAGGGGACGAGGGTACGCTGACCATGCGCAGCGGCACCGTCTGCCGCGCCCGGGTGCTGCGGCGCCAGGGTGACGGCAGCATCCAGGTCAGGATACTGACGGGCCAGTCCGCCGGTACCGACGTGGTTGTGCCCGACATCCGGTTCGCCAAGGACCGGCGGTCTACCAACCAATACACATGAGGACACGAATGCCGACAGATCCGATCGTTGTCTCGTACTCCGAGATCGCGTCGTTCCGCCAGTGCCCGCATCAGCACAAGCTGGGCTACAAGGAGAGGTGGGCCGGTCCGACCACCTCTCCGGCCCTGCTGAAGGGCACCCTGTGGCACAAGGTGCTGGAATGGCACTACCGGTGGCTGAAGGACCAGCCGGGAGACCTGGACGGCGCCGTCCGCGCGGGGCGGCAGCAGATCGTGCAGGCCCGGCGCGAGGGATTCGACGAGGTTGCCGACCTGGTGGAGTGGATGTACGCCGGTTACATCGATATGTACGGCGCCGACAAGGACTGGGAGATCCTGGCGGTCGAGCAGAAGATCGAAGTGCCGCTGCTGACCGCCCGGGGCCACCGCTCCCGGTTCCGCCTGAAGATGCAGATCGACCTGTTGGTCAGGGACGCCGCGATGCGGGGTAAGCTGGTGATGGTCGACCACAAGTCCGGCCAGAACCTGCCGTCCGAGGCGGAGCTGGACATGGCCGACCAGTTCGGCCTGTACATCTGGGGTCTGAAGCATGTTGGGTACGACATGTTCGCCGGGTTGTGGAACGGCGCCCGGACCCAGCGCAACAAGACTGCCGGGCAGACCCTGGAGTCCCGGTTCCGCAGGTTCCCGCTGGCGCGCACCGACTTCGAGCTGAACACGATCGCGACCGAGGCGTACGCCACGGCCCGCAAGATGTGGGCGGCCGGTGAGCTGGCCGAGCGGCACCCGGACAAGGATCGGTGCAAGTGGATGTGCCAGTTCCGGGACGCCTGCCTGCTCGGTCGCAAGACCGGCGAGGACCGCGAGCGCAGGTACCTGCTGGACACCGGATGGTCACCCGGAGCAGAGAGGCACTGACATGTCCGAACAGGTGTTCAAGCACTACGTCACCGGGGAGGGGGTATCGGACTACCTCGATGAGGCGGACCGCCTGATCAACTCCGTGGATGCGGGCGGGGATTCCCGGATACAGGCCTTGGCGGGCGCGGTTAAGCAGATCCGGGACGCCCTGGCCATGTTCGTGGAGGAGGTACGGGAGGCCCAGCGGGACTGGTAACCCGGGGATTGTCTGCCGGACAACCGGTATGGTGGGATACGATCGTACGGCGGCGGGGGCGGCCCGAGCCCCCGCCGCTGGCTCCGCCGATCGGGCAGGATCAGAGATGAGAATCAATGACTGAAACCGTCGCACCACCTCGGCCGCAGGCCACACTGGACGACATGCCCGAGTTCGCCAACGTGCTGTACTACGGTGAGCCCGGATCCGGCAAGACCTCCGCCGCCGCCGGGATGGCCCGCCTGGGCCGGGTGTACCTGGTGGACACGGAGTCCGGCGCCAAGGCCCGGCCGCTGCGCCGTCTGGGCATCCCGGTCGAGAACATCATCCCGGCCCGGGACGACCGGGGCAAGCCGATCACCACCTACTCCCAGCTGGACGCCTTCTACTGGCGGATCAAGGCTGAGCTGGACGACGACCCCGACTCGGTGGCCGGTGTCATCTTCGACTCGATGACCGAGCTACACCAGATGCTGCTGCGCGAGGAGGTCGACGTTCGTCACGCTAAGGCAGTGCGCAAGGCCACCGACAAGAACGGCGTCCTGCTGATGGAGGTGGAGGATTCCGAATTCGACGTCGACGTACGTGAGCACGGCGTGGTGACCGAGAAGCTGCGCGTCATCGCGCGCCGATTCCGGGACCTGCCCTGCCACACGGCGTTTGTCTGCCTGGCCAAGCGGGAGGTGGACAAGGAGTCCGGCACCGGCCTGGTCATGCTGCCGCAGCTGTCCCCCAAGTTCGGCGTTAATCTGATGGGGTACGTCGACCTGATCGCGTACACCAGCAAGGTCCCCGGCGTCGAGGACGCCAGCGGATACCTGGGGGTGTTCCGCGATACGGGCAAGTACAAGGGCAAGGACCGGCTGGGCGGCACGCCGTCCGTGCTGGCCGACCCCTCGTTCGACCGGCTCGTCGCCCTGGTGTTCCAAGACTGGCCCCTGGACGACGACCCTGCGCAGCAGGACTACCTGGACCGGGTACGGGCGAAGACCAGCCCGGCCGAGTCCGCCCCCCCGGCGGACAGCAAGTAGCGGGGCGCGGCCGTCTCCGCGCAGAAGACAAAACAACACGCACACGCAGACACAGACAAGGACACTGATATGCCGAAGCTCAGCGCCGACGTGGCGGCCGAGGTCGAGAAGGCGGAGGGCCAGGATTTCGAGGCCATCGACGAGGGCATCTACCGCGCCGTCCTGGAGGGCGAGGTCGAGGTCAAGGACGGCGCCAACGGCATCTACTGGCGGTGGGTGTTCAAGCTCACCGACGAGGGGTTTACCTCCCGCAAGATGTTCCTGAACACCTCCCTGTCCGAGGCGGCCCGCTGGCGCCTGAACGAGGTCTTCAAGGCGTTCGGCGTCCCGGCCGACACCGACACCGACGAGCTGATCGGCAAGCCGGTGCGCCTCTACATCGTGCAGCGCATCATCCAGGGCGGCGTACGCAAGGGCGACATGGGCAACGACATCAAGCAGGTGCTCCCGCCCGAGGACGGCGCCCCTGAGGGCGCTGCTCCCGCGACGGCCGGTGGCGGTGCCAAGACCAAGCCGGAGGATGTGCCGCTGTTCTAGGACCGCGCACGCGCGAAGCGCGCGGATCGGACCCGTCGCCCTGTACCAAGGGCGGCGGGTCCGCCCGTCCCCCGGGGGACTACACTGTGTGAGTACGTCCGTATGTGTAGAGGCAAGGAGCACCTGCGTTGTCCGACGGCACGGTTCGGGGGGAATGGGAGAGACTGGCGGCCGAGGGGCTGTACGTCTTCCCGTTGCCCGAGGGCGGAAAGAATCCGGGCGATCTCGGTGTCAAGTGGCGCAGCACCTGGGTCGCCAAGCGCATGCAGCCCTGGCCCAGGCTGGCGTTCGCCAAGGGCGACGAGGCCAAGGGGCTGTGGCTGGCCACGGGCCAGATCAGCAGGCGGGTGGTCCTGGATATCGACAGCGACCAGGCCGAGCAGCGCTGGCGCGAGGTGCTGGGAGATCTATACGACAGGGCGCTCAAGGTCACCACCGGACGCGGCGTCCATCTGCACTTCCGCATCCCCGACACGGACGAGCGGGAGTGGCCGGGGCATTCGGACAACGATCTGGGGTACGACTTCCGTGGGGACGGTGGGGGGGTGGTGATACCGCCGTCGGTCCACGCCACCGGCCGCCGGTACGAGTGGGCGGGGGGCGATCTGCTGGACGCCCCGGAGTGCCTGCGCCACCCCCTCCGGTCCGATAAGCCTACTGAAGATTCAAACGTTGTCGAACTGAAGCCCAGCAACGCCAGCAGGCCGAGCAGCGCACACAAGCGTCAGAATAGCAACGTAAAATCCCTGCTGCGCAATCTGATCGAGAGCCCGCCGTCCTCCGAGGGCGACGGCCGCAACAACTGGCTGACCCAGGTGGCTGGTCACCTGGCCAAGCTGTTCCCGGCGCCGATGCAGGACGGCTACACCGCGCTGGTGCGCCACCTGGGCACGACCCTGGACGACCCTCTCGACGAGGCCGAGGCCCTGAAGGTCGCCGACTCCATCTGGGCCAAGCAGCACTCCGGCGCCGGGCTGATCTTCGAGGCCGACAGCGGATTCCTGGCCGCCCGGGACGGCAGGCTGTACACCACCGTCAAGGGTGAGGACGGCCTGGTCCGGGTGGCCGAGTGGTCCGACTTCGAGCTGCGCGCCCGCCGGATCGTGCAGGACGACGACGAGCGCACGTTCTACGTGGACCTGGTCACCGGCCACACCATCTACGAGAACGAGCCGCTCCCGGCCGACATCCTGGGCAACATCTACAGGCTCACGGTCTGGCTGACCGCCCACCACGCCAGCATCGCTCCCCCGGCCAACGACTCGTGCAAGGTGTCGTCCAACACCCGGCTGCTTAGGTACCTGATGTCCCAGGACGCCCCGGCCGCTGAGCAGACCCCCCACTACGGACACCAGGCCGACGGCAGTTTCGTGATTCCGGAGGGCATCCTGGGAGGGGGTGGCGTAGAGCCGCATGGCGCGCTGGTCCCGGCCGACTATCTGCGCGGGCATGTGCGGTACCGGTACGGGATGGCGGATCGCGGCACGGCGCGCGAGATCCTGCGCGAGGTGCTGACCTTCCAGGACGAGACGGTGGCCAGCGTGTTCGGGTCCTGGTGGGCCATGGCCCTGCTCAAGGGCCGGTACCCCTGCTCGATGTTCCCGTTCATGATGCTGGACGCGGGCAGCGAGTCCGGCAAGACCACGGGATTCTTCGCCATGATGGTCGCCCTGGCCGGGTCGATGGACGGCGCCGGGCAGCACACTCCGGCCAGTTTCCGCGACGCGGTGGCCGCGCACCGCAACGGCATCGCCTGGCTGGACGACATGACCGACGTCAAGGTGTCCCAGATAGCCGATGTGGTCCGGCAGGCCACCTCCGAGGGCAGCCGGGGCAAGAAGGACGCGGACAACGTCGGCACCACCAACCAGCAGCTGATCAGCCCGATCATGATCTCGGGCGAGGGCAGCGGCACCATGATGTCCGAGAAGGCGATGCGCGACCGGGCGGTCCGGCTGGAGTTCTCCACCCCCCGGGACCGCCGCAGCCTGATCGACCCGTCCCGTCTGCAGTGGGACGATATCGTGGCCCTGACCGCCAAATACGGCGGCCGAGTGGGCGGGCTGACCGACCTGGCCGGGTCGGTCGTATCCCTGATCCTGGACGCGGGCACGCCCGTCCTGTCCCAGATGCCCGACCTCAAGGACACCGGGGGGCGCCACGCCGACAAGCTCAGCATCCTGCGCACGGGCGCTCGCGTGCTGGAGGCGGTCACCGGAGACATCGGCCACGCCGCACTGGTCGACAAGTGGTGTTCCGAGAGGTTCGACGAGGGGGCGGCTAACCTCGCGGTGAGCGAGATCCTGCCGTGGGTGCTGCGCGCCGCTAGCTCCGGAGGGGTGCCCACCAGCGCCAAGGGCTGGTCCCCGGTGTTCTGGGACAGCACCCGGCGCACCCTGTGGGTCTCGGTGGAGCAGACGGCGGACCTGTGGCGCGAGCGCAAGAACCTGACCGACCGCGAGCAGCAGCTCGGCACGGCCGACTCGATCCGCAAGGAACTCAAGGCCATCGGATGCGAGGGCAGCCGGATGCGCGAGGTCGGCAGGTCCCTGCTGGGCAAGGCCGAGGGACGCCGGTACTGGGAGCTACCGCCCGAGTGGTCACAGCGAGTAGTGTCATCGTCCGGCTACGACCTGTAGCGACAACCGCCCCCCACCTGTTGTAGGACCGGGGGGCGGTGTTGTATGTACGAGGAGTCACGCACAGTGACATCCAGTAACTATGATAGTGATGTAACAATCACGAAGAGCCACTGCCGCTGCAGTCTTTCAATCCCCACAACACATGCTCTCTCTCACAACAGAGAGAACAACATGTGTTCCGTTGTCGTCCGTATATGCCATGACCGGCGCTTCCGTACTCCCACAACGCCACAACGCCTCCGGGAAATACGCCCCTCGTACGTGTACGCGTCCGTCCGCGTCCGCGCGTCCGTGCTACGTGTGTATGTGGGGTGTCTGCTCGGGAGGCGTTGTGCCGTTGTGGGCGCTGGACGGCCGGTCAAGGGGCATGGTGGACTGCGCCCATGGCAGACGAGAGGCACCACTACCACCGCGCCGAGCGGTACCTAGCCGAGAGCGAGCTGGTGCGCGGGACGTCCCGGGAGACCGCTCTGCTTATCCGGGCACTGTCCCACGCCACTCTGGCCCAGGTGGCCCTCCAGGCCAAGCAGGTAGATAGCAAGACGCACCGCTGCCTGCTGTCGCCGCCGGACGAGATCTGACGGCCTCCGGCCCTTGACACCCTGACAAATCGGACGATAGACTACTCCTATGACTTCCATTCAGAGCTGGCACGAGGCCGAAGCGGCCCTGACCGAGCAGTGGCCCGGGTTCTCCGTGCGTCCGCAGCAACGTCGGATGGCTGAGGCCGTGCAGCTGACCGTCCGGGGCGAGGCCAAGCACCGAGTCCTGCTGGCGCAGGCAGGCTGCGGCGTCGGCAAGAGCCTGGGCTACCTGATCCCCATCATCGCGCAGGCCCTGCGCGTCCGCAAGCGCGTGGTCGTCAGCGTCAGCACCAAGGCGCTGCAGGACCAGATCGCGGGCAAGGACCTGCCGACCCTGCGCGATACGCTGTTCCCCGAGCTGACCTTCGCCGTTCTGAAGGGGCGCAGCAACTACGTCTGCCTGCGCGAGGCCGACAAGAACGGCGGCGCCTACGTCAAGGAGGGCACCGACGGCGAGCGGCAGGACCTGGTGCAGCCGGTCGACGACCGCGAGTGGCGCGAGCTGACCACCGACGCCGAGGGCTGCATCGGGCGCAAGCGCTGCCCGTTCGGCCGGGAGTGCTACTCGGAGCGGGCCAAGTCCCGCGCTCTGCGCGCCACGGTCCTGGTCGTGAACACCAGCCTATTGACCCAGGACCTGCGTCTGCGCGCGATGACCAACGGCGCGGCCGGAATCCTGGGCGAGTACGACTACCTGGTGGTGGACGAGGCCCACGAGATGCCCTCCATCGTCGCCGACGGACTGACGGTGTCGGTCACCCTGGGACGAATCCTGAACACCTGCTCCCGGATCGAGGGCCACTACCCGGACGCAGCCCAGAAGGCGGTCGACGAGCTGCGCGACCGGGCCGCCACCTGGTTCGGCCGCCTGCAGCGATTCTTCGAGGACAACCCCAAGTCCCGCACGGCCGAGCTGGACGTCGACGACCAGGCCGAGGCCGCCCGCCTGACCGACCTGCTGCGCACGATCGACACGGCGGCCCAGGACGCCGACTGCCGGTGCGAGGACCCCGAGCCGGACGAGGACGGCGAGATCGACCGCGTCTGCGAGTTCGCGCGCCGGGTGGACGGGCTGACGGCGGACATGTCCGGCTTCAGTCGGAACACGGACCATGGGGGGGTGACGTGGATGGAGGCAGGGCGCGGCGGCCGGGTCGAGATGAAGATCGCCCCGGTCGAGGTCGGCGGCTTCCTGCACGCGGCCGTGTGGGAGCTGGGCAAGCCGACCGTCCTGACCAGCGCCACCCTGGGCATAAACGGCGACGTGACCTACGTGGCCCGCCGGGCCGGACTGTCCAAGTACGACAGCCTGGATGTCGGCACGCCCTTCGACTACTCGAAGCAGGCCCGGCTGATGCTGCCCCCGTCGGACGCCCCGATGCCCAGGGACCCGCACTGGCGCGGATGGGCCCAGGACCAGATGTACGACCTGGTCCTGGTGTCGGGCGGCGGCGCGCTGCTGCTGTTCACCAGCACCTCGGCCATGCGCGAGGCGCACGACGCGCTGCGCCCCCGGCTGGGCAGGCACGGGCTCCCGGTATTCCTGCAGGGCGCCGGTACGCCCAACCGTGAGCTGGCCCGCCAGTTCGCCGATCACGCCGACTCGGTCCTGTTCGCCACCCGCAGCTTCTTCACGGGCGTCGACTTCGCCGGGGACACCTGCCGCCTGGTCGTGATCGACAAGATGCCGTTCCCCGTCCCGGACGACCCGGTGTTCAAGGCCCGGTGCGCCCTTACGGTCAAGCGGTTCGGCAAGGGGTCGGACTTCCGCCGGGTCAGCATCCCCGAGATGTCGCTGGTCCTGATCCAGGCGTTCGGCCGCCTAATCCGGTCGGTCGACGACGCCGGAGCGGTCGCCATCCTGGACCCGCGCATGCGGGCCGGGTGGGCGTCGGCGGTACGCCGCGCCCTGCCCCCCGCCCCGCTGGTGTCGTCGGTGGACGAGGTCGCCGCCTTCTTCGCCGGGCTGCGCTCGGCGCGGGGTGCGGACTGATGCGCCGGTCTGACGCCAGATTCATACGGACGCTGGCGGGCATGCGGCTCACGGGCCAGTTCGCCGAGTACCGGTTCCGCCGTCGGCGCCGCAACCTGGAGTGCGACCTGTTCAACATGGGCCAGGTCACGCTGTGGCACAGCGTCAAGGAGGAGAACGACCGTCTCGGAGTCTGGCCCCGAAGGAGGAGGAGCAGGCGTGGCTGAGATCGTCGCCACCGACGTGCCCGGCGTGCTGGAGATCCGCACGCCCGAGCTGGCCCGCACCGAGGTCAATCTGTTGCGCCGGATCTACCGCGAGGCGTCTCTGCGCTTTCGCAGCGAGCGCAACACGGATCGGTACATCCATCAGGTCAGGATGTCCGTACACGTCAACGAGCACGGGGCGTGGCGGATCTCGGACGGGTCCATCACTGCTGCCAGCAGCCTGACGTTCGTCCGGCTGATGCACCGGGACCTGATCGGTATCCAGATGCGGCCGGGCCGCGTCACGGTCCAGCTGACCGAGCAGGGCGTCCGTCACGCCTCGCTTAGGTGGCCCGATGTCTGAGGTCAGGGATCTGACCCGCACGGAGGCCGCCCTGTTGCGCTATCTGCAGAAGCGGACCCGCCACACGGGGGAGCGGATCCTGGTCTACCAGACCAACCGCCAGTTCTGGCGCCCCGGCGGCCGGACGGGTCCGGGCTGGAACCCGGCCACGTTCCACGCCCTGGTCCGGGCACGGCTGGCCGCGTACCACCGGGGCGACTACGGCGGTACATTCATCTCACTCACACCGGAAGGGATCAGGACATGAGCACCCCCACCAACGAGGGCCGGGGCACGGTGATCACCCACGGCCCCTGGACCACCACCCCCTCCAGCCGGGTCGTCATCGAGCTGGAGGGGGTGGCCCACCTGGACGTCAAGGAGGGCGAGCACTGGGTCACCGTGGTCGACGGCTACGTCCTGCCGGACAACTCGACCCGGTTCGTCCTCCGCTACGAGGGCAACGTCACCGCCGTCGACGGCGGCAGCACGGACGGGGGCGACGAGCCTGCCGCCGAGTTTTTCAAGCCGGGTCGGGACTACGTCGAAAACAAGCCCTTTCGGGCGCCCGAGCTGATACGGACCTTCCGCTGCACCCACGTCGCGGCCGTGCCGGACGGCAGCGAGCTGATGGCCATGGGATTCGGCAGGCAGGGCCCGCACGGACCGTGGCGCCCGGTATGCTTCGAATCCGGCGCGGCCACGGTCTACACCGACGACGCGGACTGGGTGGAGAAGGTCGATGACCCGGGCGAGTAGGGGAATGTACTTGCCCGACACCCAGCGCAAGGCGCTGCACGACATCCGCCGGACGGTGGACGCCGTGGCCCGGGACGATCAGCGCTACAGCGACATCCCGGTGGTGGCCGACACCCGGGACCACCGGCGCTGCACCTTCGGCGCGGCCGGGAAGTCCTACAGCTGCACCATGCTGATGTTCAAGCGGCTGGCCCAGAACGGCATGATCACCCTGCACGTCGGCAGGCGACCGGCCACGCACGAGATCCGGCTGACCCCCCAGGGCGTCCGGCGGACCACGGTCAGTGTTCAGTCGGAAGCGGACGCGGGAGGGGTGGCGCAGTGAGGCGGCTGCTGTGCGCGCTGATCGGCCACCCGGACCGGAAGATGGCCAGCTGGTCGGGCGGGTCCGGAGGCACGTGGATCAAGTCCTATGCGTGCCCGCGCTGCGGCGCCTGGGTGCTCCGGATCGTCCAGCGGCGGTCGCTGTGAGGTGGTCGCAGGAGGCGGCCGGGCGGATCGCCCGAGGTGAGAGCACCTATCGCCAGGAGGCCGAGGAGATGATGCGTCGCACAGTCGAGGCGCTGCCCCGGATGACCCCGGAGCAGGCCGCGCAGGCGGCTCACCTGGGCAACCTGCTGATGCAGGAGGTCGAGGCTATCGAGACGCTGTCCAAACTGGGCGAGATGTTCAAGACAGTCGAGGGCGACACGCTCGCCCGGATAGAGGAGGGGACATGGACCAGCACGAGCGGCAGCGGCCCGTCACCGAGCTGATCGCCCAGGTGCAGGACGATCTGGGCCGGGCGCTGCCGAACGGCAGCGGCGAGCTGGTGCACGACCTGGCCGCGCGGATCACGCGCGGCGGGACGGCGTTCGCCGAGCTGGTGGCCGACCGGATCCGGCTGAGCCGGGCGGCGTCCGCGCACAACGACCGGGCGCACGACCTGGAGAAGCAGCTGGCCGACCTGCAGGACAAGGCCGATATGTACGAGAGCGACCGCGACGCGGCCGTCCACGCGCTGAGCGAGATCATCCAGGCGCTGGCCGACAACGACAACCGGGCCGTGGCTCGCGCGATCGCCGACTGGAACCGCAGCCAAGAGATCTGACCCGTACCGTCAAATCAATCAGCAGGAGGGGAACCATGCAGTACCAGGACGAGAACGGCGACACTGTGACCACATTCTCAGCGGCCGACCGTCAGGCCCAGCTCAGGCGGCGACGCGCCGCCGCCGAGAGCCGCTCCCGCCGGATCTTCTGGATCGGGACGGCCACGCTGGCGGCGATTGTCGCCGCAGCGGTTGTGATCGGGTTCAACGTGTGGAACGGTACCAAGCGCGATGTGACCATCACGGTGACCGACAAGAACCGGGTGTGCGACAGCACCGGCAAGAGCGTCAGCTGCTACTACCTGATCTACACCACCTCGGGCACGTTCAAGGACACGGATAGCCTGCTCAACGGCAAGTTCGCCAGCTCCGACCTGTACGGCCAGCTGCGGCGCGGCGGGCAGTACGAGGTCGAGGCCCAGGGGTGGCGCATCCCCTGGATGTCCGAGTACCCCAACATCGTCCGCATCGTTAAGGTTGTGAAGGAGGGCAGCGATGGCGGCAACTGACGAGCAGGTGACCGCCGCCTACATCCGGCAGGAGATCCGCAAGAGGGCCCGCAGGCACAGCCGCGTCGGCAACGTTCTGCTGATCAACACGGTCGCGTGCTGCCTATTCGCGGCCGGGGGCGGCCGGTATTTCGCCGAGTGGGTGACCGGCGCGGTGTTCTCGTTCATGTTCGCCGTCATCCAGTTCACAGCGTCCAACTACATGCGCGATCCCGAGAACCTGCCCGAGCTGACCCAGTTCTTCATCGACCGGGCGATCATCAGGTCCGCCCGCAAGCGGCAGAAGGAGTCCGCCGATGGCTGAGCACGAGCTGCTGGCCAGTGCCGCCGCCGCCACCGACCAGGCCGAGCAGGCCGTTCAGCGGGCCGGGGTCCCGGCCGCCAGCCGCGACAGACTGGTGGCCCTGGCCACGGCCGACACCTACGCC